ATGATGTCTTTCACCAGGGTGGGGGTCATGGGCTTGTCGACGGCCCACATGTGCGCGTCGGCGATGGTGTCGGCCAGCACCTGGGCGGTGCGGGTGTAGTTCTCGAAGCAGAACAAGGGATCGTCCGAACAGGTGCGGTTGCCCCAGTAGCGGAACCCGTTGGACTGGATCAGGGCGGTGACCTCGTTGGCGTTGAGCAGGCCGACCTCGGTGTCGGGGTCTTGCAGATCCCAGAACAGGGCTTTGGTCATGCCATCGACCCCGGTCACGCCGACGTTGGACAGGGTTTTGTGCCAGCCGATCTCTTTGTCGATGAGCGCCCGCATGGCGGCGGCCTTGAGGCAGGCATCGAGCTTGACGCTGGCATTGGCGGCCACGTCCCACGCCGTCCAGTCACCATGGATCGGCATCAGCTCGCGGCTGGCGAAGTTTTCACGGTAGGCCAGGGCGGCTTCGATGGTCTCGGCGATGGTTGGCACGTAGGCAAAGGCGCGCAGCTTCTTGGCCATGCCCGCCAAGGCGGTGGCCACCGGCAGGGTGCAGTTGTCCGGCACACAGAGGATGCGCGGCTTGACGGTGGTGACCGGGGCGGCCCGTTCCAGCGCCTTGAGGCCGGTGTAGCTGCCATCTGGCTTGATGGTGCCGATGATGTTGCTGGTCAGGGCTGCGGCGTCGGCCCCCTTGGCCACGCGCACGACGATGACGATGGTGTTGACGGTGTCATAGATGGTTTGCAGCGATTTTTTGAGGTTGCCCTCGCTGCCCGCTTTGGCGATGGCCACCGGCAGGTTGGCGATCAGCACGGGTTTGTCGAGGGGGAAGTAGGTGGCGTCCGCGTCTTCGCTGGTGCAGACCATGCCGATCACCGCCGTGGCGACGGTGCGGATGGTGCGGGTGCCCTCGTTGATTTCCACGACGCGCACGCCGTGGTGAAATTGGTCCAGTGCCATAGGTTCTCCTGTTGTCCGGACGGAGCTTGGTGCATGTGATGCGAGCAGGGTCAGGATGCAGGGGCAGGGGATGACAGGCGAGCGGCGGCCAGTGTATCCGGCGTGGATACACTGGATGGGCGGTGACAATGGGTTGATGTGCGGCAGTAACGAAACACCCCGCACTGGGCGGGGTGTTGGTTGTGATGCAGAGGTTAGATGATGGTTTCAGGCTGGTCTGGCCATTGCGGTAACTCAGGCCAGCCTGGTTGCTCCGGTACCGACATCAGTTCGTAGCGGTAGCGCTGCCAGTCCGCCAGCAGCTGAGTATGCTCCGGCTTGGCGTAGCCGCCATCAACGGCTGGTTGTAAAAGCGATACCGAGCGGTCAGCTTCAAGACGTCGAGATCTCAACTCAAGACTTGCTAGTTCTGCTGCTGTGGGTTGGTCTTGTGCAACAAGCTCTGGGCGTCCGTCTTCACCGGCCACAATTTTGAAGCCATCGACCTGTGAATTTAGCAGCCGTTGATGCTCTTCATGTGTAATCTCCACTGAATCTGGTTCTGTTGCGACAAAAGAAAAACCCAGTGTCGATGCAGAATAATAAATTCGTTTCATATTGCCTTCCCAATCGCGATGTAACATCCAGCCCCTGTAACTAGGGTGCCCGTTAAATTATTAAAAGCCTGAAAATTTGCATTACTATTCCCTCCACCACCTAGCAGGATTGAGTTAACACATCCGTTACTACCGGCTACAGGAATTACCGCGAATGGGGCCATTACAAAGGCGATCGGATACGTAACTATTACACTTCCCCCCACAGCAACTGGCGGAATCCCTCCCCACTGAATAGTCAGTCCTCCCATCCATGATGGGAAAATAATATACCCCTGGGCGGATAAGCTTATTTGCATTCGATAGCCTAGCTTGCGAGGGGTAATAACAACGTCTTCACTCGAGAGTGCATTTGTCTGTGTCTCTGTAGCCACCTTCATCATGCCGAGCACTGCTTCTGATGACTGCTTGACCCATGCCATCAATTTCTTGGCGGTGACGAATTTGGTGTCATCGGTACCGGTATCCACTTCAGCCTGGGTAGCTATCTGTGCCTTGCCCTTTACCCCTTCGGTGGCGGTGGCGATGGTCACAGCGCCGGTCTGGCCGTCGACAGATTGCACCGAGTCGGTGGGGGTTAGCAGCTCTTGCCAGTTGGCGAGCGTGGACGCACCAGCCACTCGCAGGATAAAGCTTTTGTTCAGGTCGGTACGCACCGCCACATCGCCGATTTCGGCAGTCAGGGCCAGCATGGCGGCCTGGGTGCTGACGACAAAGGTGTCGGTGATGGCGGTAGCCGGGATCTGTGCGATGGGCACTTTACCGCCACTGTCCAAGGACGCGACCCCATTCACGACCCCTTTTTGCGAGGCAGGTACCGCATCGGTGATGCCATAGCCGGCCAAGGTGGTGGGGTTGGTGCCGGCGGTGATGTTGCCCTTGGCATCGACGGTGACCGAACGATAGGTTCCCGCAGCGACCCCTGAGTTTTTGTAGGTCACTGTGATGGTGATGTTGGCGCTGCCATCGAACGAGGCTTGGCCGGTGACATCACCCGCGATCGCCACGTTGCGCGCGGTGGTGAGTTTGTTCGCCTTGCCGGCGGCGGTCACGCCACCCTCGATGTCATCGACATGCTGTTTCAGGTAGGCGGTGCGGTTGGCCAGGGCTTGGCCCTGCTTGTTGGATGTCCCGCCCGGGCCACCCAGCACAGGGTCGTTGGTTTCGAGCTGGTAGACGCCAAGATCCCAGCTGGCTACCTCTTGTAAATTCGCCATATCAGGAGGCTCCGTGGTTGTAGTTGCCGTTGTAGGTTGCGGCGCCGTTGTAGGTGACTGGCGCCAGGGTGTAGTCGAGTGCGGCCAGGTGGCAGCGGGCCGGGGCCATTTCTGCCAGCAGGCGTTTGATGCGGTTGGCCTGTTCGGTGGTGACCGGGCGGGCAAGAATGACCCGATACACCGCCCAGCGGGTCGGGTCGCCGTGGGTTTCATTGCCGTTGTAGTTGAGGGTGCCGTCATAGCGGCGGCCAGTGGCGCGCTCGATGATGGTGCTGTCACCAAACCCGAGTACGGACAGCGCCTCCTTGATGGCCCATGGGGTGCCCTTGTGCTGGTGCAGCCGGAACGAGGCGCGGATCAGCGCGCGGCGCTGGTCTTCTGACTCGGCCAGTTCCCACCAGTCCACCGAGCGCGCCCATGCCAGCCATGGCAGCAATGGTGCCGGGCAGGTATCGGCAAAGCGGGTGGAGGTGATCAGATCGGGCGTCAGGTTGCTGGCCAGTGTCGCGGCGGTCAAGTGTTCCAGCCTGGTGACCGAGGGTGGCAGCAGATCCCGAGTGGCGGGTGACGGCAGGGGCAGGCGGTGCACCTTTGTCGAGCCGAATGCCCCCGCGTCAATACCACGAACACCCAGGCAAGCGCGGGCGGTGATCGGCGATAGCGGCGGCGCTGCCAGCGCACTGTGCGCCAGGGTGATGGTCATGGCTGGCAGGGTTGCGGCTGGCAAGGCTGGCGCCGTCGGGTAGATGATCTGGGCATACTTGGCGATCGGCGACCCCATGGCGCCGGTGAAGGCCGTGGCAGCCTGTGCCAGTTTGGTCTTGAGACGCGGGTCACCTTGTTGACCGTCAGACAGATCGCCGATGGTCTGGCGCACCTTGGCTTTGTGGCTGCCCATGGCGCCGAGATCGAACCCTGCAGGTGCCAGCAGCTGCTGAACTGTCGGCGCCTCGATGGTGTCAGGCTGTAACCCGCCGGTACCGAGCCGGGTTCTTACCCCCGCGGTGCCGATGATCCCCGCATCAAGCCCGGCAATGGTGATCTGTGTTGACATGTCAGCCGCCCCCATGGCGAGCAGGTCGCCCATTGTTGCAACAGTGGCCTGGATGGTTGTTGCTGGATCACCCTGTGCGCCATCGCTGATGGCGAGGGCCTTGGCGCGGCTGGTCAGCTTGTTGGCCCCTGCTGCAAACTGGCTGATCCCGGTTGGCTTCGCGCGCTGGGTGAGCGACGCCAGCCCTGCTTGACCTTCTT